CACAGACAGAAGTCGCATGTCTCGCCCTCCTCGATTCAGCCCTGAAGAAATTTGGGGCTCAGTCTGAGTTAAGCGATCAGGCGGCTTTACAGAAGTTCCTTGAATCTAATGCTAACTGCAAAGGATTTGCTTGGCCTGATATCCAATCCCTTTCAGAGCTTGATACTCTAGCTCTTGGGGAGTCTAAGAAGGAGATTTATGACTTCTTCTTTGACGATCATGGCGACTACTGGTGGAGTACAGACAAAGTACTCACCCAGATGTTACCTGGTCCTGGTGCCTCAGTCCTTGCGAGCGGGGACTCCTTCTATCATAAGATAGGAATGTCCCGCTTAAGTACAACTTCGCAGGTCCTATTCGAGCTTTATCGCTCGGAGACAAGTAAGTACGACCTATGGCGTGAGACCGAAAAGATCCGGTCAGCCAAATATGGTGACTTTACACTTGTTCGAGGTTCTAGGCTTTCTTTTGTTCCGAAAAATACGGAAATTTCTAGGACTATATGTACCGAGCCACTTCTGAACATGCTTGTTCAGAAAGGGATAGGTTCATTGTTAGAGTCTTCACTGTCACGTAGGTATGGTATTAACCTCCAGTGGCAGGCGGACAAAAACAGAGAACTTGCGAGGGTCGGAAGCTTAGATGGGTCTTTTTGTACTATCGACTTGTCTTCTGCTTCTGATACAATCTCGCTTCGGATGCTGCGTGATGTACTGCCGAGGCTCCCACTAGCTTGGCTTTGCATGGCGCGGTCTGAAGTTACGACACTACCTGATGGTAGTGAAGTACCGCTACATATGGTGTCGTCTATGGGGAATGCTTTTACATTTCCATTACAGACGATCCTTTTCAGCTGCATCGTGGTTGGATGTTACCGAGCTTTAGGCATTCGCCCTAAGTTTGGTCGTGGTGACCCCAACTCAAAAGGTTGGTACCTCACTCCGAAAGATCGAAAGTCCGAGCGCTTTGACACGCTTGGTAATTTTAGCGTTTTTGGCGATGACATAATCGTGTGCCGTGAGGCATATGATCTTGTTATTCGCATGCTAAAATACTTCGGTTTTCAACCTAATCCCGAGAAGAGTTTTGCTGACGGGCCTTTCCGTGAATCATGCGGCCAGGATTACTGGTCTGGGTACAATGTTCGCGGCATTTACTGCCAGTCATTGGACTCTAAGCATGATACATACTCGCTGATCAACAGACTCAACGATTGGGCTGCTAATCATGGGGTTGTCCTTAACCATACGATGTCTTGGCTCTTTAAGCAGGTCCGGTTTATTCCGGTCCCGCCATGGCAGTCTGACGTCTCAGGTATAAAGGTTCCTCTTGATTTTGCTGGCCCTCTGCGAAGAGATAGACATACTAAGAGTATCATCTATCTTCGGTATGTTCCTCGTCAAAAGGAACTATCTCTGCTCAACGTTGATGCACTCGCT